AGGCTACGCTCCGTAGCTTACCACCTGGCTCCTGTATGAAAGCAATCTTTCCTCCGAGACACTGGGATACATCCAAGTAATTATCCCTGAAGGGATTATTAATCGGATGTACATCTACACCTTTAAGTACAGGATCGAACAAGGTCCTATACTTATTGATGAGAGAAATCCCCCAGTCAGATGTCATAAAGACATCGACATCGCCCAAGATATCACTATCTTGAGGTACCGAGCGCAAACCCCTTGAAGGTTTACGTTTGGATGGGGAACCCCGATAGAGGGCGATGGAAACTTCGCCACTCCGTCTCACCGTCTGGCCTCCAAATGTTCGCTTAATACGATTCGAGATCGTATTAAGGTCCTGCTTATTTAAGGCAGGAGGCGGAGCACTGAGAGCCATACTGAATTTCTCCAGTTGGTTCTTTGTTGGTTTACTGTATACAAATACAGTATAACACATCAGAGTTTGAACAACCTTCTGGAAGTTCTTCTCTGATTTGTCTGCCCAGCGGAATAATCCGCCAAGGCAGCCAGCAATGTCACCTTTGCGGTTCTTACGAACCCAAGTAAGCAAAGGTAACCCAGCACGACGCCGGTAGAGATCAACCTTAAGAGATTTTAACCTCTTAATCGTCCACTCTACCCCCGAACATTGGACCCACTTCATAATGAGATGAATAAATTCATCAACATAATGAAGTGGTATACCGATAACCCACAAGCGGTTTCTCAACCCCTGTTCAAGTGAGCTTACGCTCATGCAGGTACTCCTTACAAAAGGATAACTGCCTTGCACAGCGGTGACATACCACTGTGGGTTGGTTCTCGTCCACCAAAAGGAATTGTTTACCGTTAAGGTGGGTTCTCCACAATTAGCGTGGGACACATGAATTATTTGCGATGAAGTATAGTACTACCAAAAGGAGTACTACCAGCCAAAGAAGACGCGAGAAGCGTACTTCTTTAGGTGTCCAACTTGGTGGTGATAAATCAACACCAGAGTGAGCAATCGACATCGGCTCAAGGTGAACATCTGTGCGTTGTCTAGACGCACTATGTCCCGAGAGTTCCAATTGAGATTCAATCTCACTCAAAAGGGCATCCTTAGCTTTGCAGCTTGGGATACGCTCCAGTTGGTTACGGACTTCAAGAAGATCTTGAAGTTCCAACAACCTCTTCCTAACAGGAGAGATTGTCTCATCGCAAACGTGTTTCATGGTGTATCCTACATTAAAAGGGATCTCCTCACTGACACGGGTAAACAGGGTTCCTC